TAAAACTAAGTGATGGCTAATTGTAAAAGTTGTCCAAGAGCTATATGCTCCCATTGGCTGACCGACTTCATATTTTATGAAGCGATCTTCCCAAGGTACATAGAAATCATGTGCTGTTAATATATGCTCCCATTGGTAAGCTGTTTCTGAACCGAACATCTTCTCTATGAGTCTTCTTTGAAGATCACGAGGGAAACGATCAGTTGCAGCGCTTAAATCAAAGGAGTAATATTTATGTCCTTCAGGTTTATTAGAAATAAAGGGATCTTGAGTGAAAGTTCTATCAGTAGACAGTTTTCGAAGAAAGTTGAAATGGATTTTATGAATCTGTCTCAACCATGTTTGAGACCAAAAGTCAAAAATGGCGATTACTCGCGATTTTGCTTCTGGATCTTGAACTATTGATAATTTTCTACAATAACCTTTAATCGGATTGCTTTTGAATTGATCAAACCAAGATGGAGAAACTGATTTATCAGTCCGTCTTATAAGATTATATTTAGACCAGTTCGTTTGAACGGCATGATAGAATCTAACTCTTTCTGGTGACAGTAAACCTTCATATCTACTAACTAATTCACTTATGTTAGTTTTCTTTAAGATCTCTTTAAGAGACTCAGGAAGATTAACTAAGTCGAACAGTGATGTTCGAGTAGCTGCTCCGTTTGGACCAGATTTTGAAGAAAATAACATTTCCTTCTCATCAAAGTATGTAAGTTGATTAGAAACCCAATTATTTTGGGCTAGGAAAGTATTCATATACTTTTCCAACTCTAATATAACATTCATATCAGGTGATGATGGTTTTGTTATGGTCTCAAGATTTGGACTATTCCAACCTTTGATAGCTCTCGATATAGATAATAGTGTAAAGACAAATCGAAGATTTCCGGGGTCTCTTGATTCTATTAACTTATGTAAATAAGTTATAGATTTAGGAAGCCCGTTGGATCGATTAATCCCAATTATTTGGTTAACCTCTATTTGAGGATTGCCAGATAAGTAAGACATTACCAGTTGACGAATCATTTTGATTTGTTTAATTGTGTAAATTGGTCCATTAGTCATTTCCCATGCTTCAACCTGGTTCAACCAAGTTGTCGCGTGGAGTTGTGATGAAGGTATTCTTCTAAACCAGCAGACTATAACCCAGTAAGTAATTAATCTTATTGTTTTGTAGTTTGTTGTTTGTATTTTCATTGCTATTTATGAATATGAAGAAGTACTAGTTTCCATTCCACTGCGGCAGGCCGAAGTGGGGAGCAATCGCTAGTGAGAACTTACGATGGGGTCTTCTAAC